CCCTTCAGCGCACAGAGGAATAGGATGGGGAGCTTCTGGAAGATCCCATCCTCCATCGTCAGCGTGATCCCGTCCAGTCCAATCTGGTGCACCACGCCCCGCTGCGCCCGAGCGCGGATCCCCAGCGTCTCAGCCGGGAATTTCGGCTTGCGGTCCGCCGGGACCGTGATCGTCCCCGGCCAGACCGCCGTCGCTGGGACCGCCGTCCCGCGCGTCGCTTCCTTGCCATATTGGCACTTGCGAAAAACTAATTCACCCATGTTTCACCTCAGCTTCCTAGAGTAAAATCTCCGCTTGTAATCTCTTTGACTTCCCACCGGGCGATCAGCCCCAGGTGGGCATTTTCCGTCCCGTACTGCATCATCACCGGTCCCTGGATGCTCGCTTCGTCCGTTTTGAGCTGGCAATACGCCACCTTTCCGCCCAGCGTCCGGTGCAGCGCGAAGGCGTTGCGGATCTTCGCATAAAAAAGTAATAAGTTCGGAAAATGGCTTTTCTCCACGCTGCCATCCAGGTGAAATTCCGTGACGCCATCCCAGAGCTCCCAGCAGCCCGAATCGCTGTAGTGCATCACCGCGCTCAGCGGATAGGTGATCGCGCAGGGAAAAATGCTCAGCGCGTTCGGAAAATTCCCCTTGCGGAACGCCTTGTACGCCAGGACCTTCGTACCCTTGCCATCCGTCACCGTCCCGGCCAGGTCGGAAATATCATCGATCCACTTTTCAACGGACATGCAGCGCCTCCACAATTCGATCCATCGCCTTCATAAAAAGCGCATTCACTTCGCCCTTCGCGGCCTCGTACCCTTTTTCTACCGCGCCGGTGCCCTTCGTCCCTTTGGCGCCGATCGCCTGCGCCATCATGAAGGAAACCGCCTGGATCTCCTCAAGATCATTGCCCACGATCGAAGCCACATAAGGCTCCAGCCGATCCGCTCGGGGGGCTTTCCCGGGAGCGCGTCCCTGCTCCTCCAGCATCAGCCAGAAGCGGTTCCGCCCGCGCCCGCCGATCCATCCCCGGATATCGCCCATCCCTTCCCGTGTCACCTTGCTCGCCAGGCTTTTTTGCGCCCGACCGGTGAAATGGCTCATCAGGGGTCGGATTCGGCTCTTGATCGCGGAATTCGAGCTGCGCATCGCCTTCATCAGCTCGCGGTCCGTGGTTTTATAAAACATATCCAGGTGCCGGATCTGCGCCGTGATATCCTTTGTGTCCACTACCTCGATCGATAACAAGCTCATCTCATCTTCTGCCTTTTAGCTAATCCTCCCCATAAATGTCCCTGCTCGTGGGCATTTGGGGGGAGATAGAGGGGGGCTGGCTCATCCATACACCCTGAAATTCCTCTGAATGTCCGCTATCCGCGAACTTTGCGCCCCCTTGTGGGGTGCGAATATTTGGGGAAACTAGAGGGTGGCTCATCCATACACCCTGAAATTCCTCTGAATGTCCGCTATTTGCCGCGGGAATTCATTGTAATAATAGGTCTCGCCCAGCTCGCCGCCGCCGGATTTGCCCGCGAAGCCAGATTTCGCCTTCCCGCGCATCAGCCCGGCGATCTGCCGTGTCAGCCAGTTCACATTAGCCGGCGCAAGGTAGCGGGAGATGGCCGCCGAACTATGCGTGGCAGCCGTGGTCCCGTTCACCCCGCGCACCACCGTGAACGTGCGGTAAACCTTGATCGCCGCGTTGTCCGCATGCGAGGCGCGTTTCGTGGAATTCCAGCCGCGTTCCACCGCCAGCGTATTCCCGTTGATTTTCCGGATAAAGAGATCCTCCACATCGATCTGGATCGTCTCGCCAATCTTGACCTCCGCGCCGTTATCGATCGCGATCTCTTCATCCTCCTCGTCGATCGCCCCGTTCACCAGCGAGGTCAGCGTTGATCCCGCACCAAGGGCGCTAACCAGTTCCTGCTCGCTGCCAATCAACAACACCATCCCCGGGCAGAGCTTGCTGCCATCCGCCACCGTTAGATCTGTGGTCGAGGTGCTCGCCTGCGTCCCCGTGATCCCCAGGTCTTCTGTCGCTTCATACAGACCCCATCGCCCGCTCACCGCGTTCCCGTAACCGCCATCAAAATCATCATCTGTGGACCAGATCCCATCCAGGTACTTAATGCGGAGATAGGGTCCATTGGTCCAGAGTGGCCGCGTGGCATTGTTCGGATTGCGCAGCGCATAGGCCGTGATCGCATCGCCATCTACGGTGAGGGTCGTCACCGCCAGCAGGGGAGGAACCTCAAGGACCTGGGAGCCATCACCCTGGAAATACCGCGTCTCCGTCTCCGGGATGAACGCCCCGAACATCCGTTCCACCTGGTCAGAGGCTTGTTTAATGCGGTCAAAAAGCCCGCGCTCATCCCCAGAAAGCCCCAGGTCATCGATCACCTCTTGCAGCGTGCAGTAGATTTGCGCTCTCGCCATAATTCACATCCTTTCCCCTACTCCCCCTCTCCAAATTTCGGGAAAGGGGTCATGGGTGAGGGTATTTATTTCTCTTCTTTTTCAACTTTGGCGGGCTTCTTTGGCTCCTCAACCACTTCCTTCCAGCCCAGCTCCAGGTGATTCTTTAACGCGTCCGGATGGACCTCGATCACCACGCCATCCTTTTCCATCTTTACGAATTGATTAGCCATCATAACCTCCGTAATAAAGCCCCTCTCCCTAAATGTGATCCTCATTTGGGGAGAGGCAGGGAGAGGGGCTGATTTCTACTTCCTGCCTTGAACTATCAGGCTCTATCCAAGCAGGATTGCCATGTGCTCCGGCTTGGCCGCCTTCACACCCCAGGCCAGCCCGACTTCATAGGCCACCCGCTTGTATTGGCGGTAAAGCGAGATGGCGAACGAGATCCCGCTTACCGGGTCCGTTACGATCTCCACCTCATCTGCCGAGTCACCGCCTTCCGGGACCTTCGGGATGCGGCACATCAGCCGGATGGCGCTGCGAGCGAAGGCCATGTTCGCCGTATAGTTGTTTCCAATGGTAATATCGTCACCGTTGGAGGCTGCCACCCGCAAACCTGGCGCGCCCAGGACAGCCGTCCCCGGGGCCGCGATTCCGGTCGTGACCACGTATTTGTTTTTGGTGTCGGCTTCCAGGCTGAGCACATCACCGGCCACGATTGTTCCGCTGCCAGTCTTGCATACCAGGCTGGTGGCGCCAATGGAATGGGCGCCATTGACCTCATAACCAGTGCCGGTGCCCTTGGTGTGGCTCTTCACCTGCGCCGATTCGCGGATCTTGAACCCGTGAATGTCCAGCAGGACACCCCGGCGAAGCAGGCTGGTGTCATCCGCCTCATTTGCCTTGGTGAGCTGCCCCAGCGTGCGCAGCTTCGCGCCAGCCGCGGTATCGATCACCATCTGCAAATCGGAGATCGGTGCGCCGTTGTCCAGCAGGATCTTCAGCGCATTGGCACTTTCTTCCAGGTTGCTGCCGAAGGGTGTGGTCCCTGCCGTGCCGTAGGCGCGCGAGGCCGCCACGTATAGCGCAGCCAGGTCCGCTTCCACTTCGTTCACGATCACGCGCATCGCCTGCGCAAACTGGTCGCGCATGATGGCTTCCAGTCGGGCGGTGTTCTTTTCTTCGCCTTCCCAGAAGAACGGGGCGCCCTTGACCTTACTGATGCTCATCGAATCACTGCCGATGGTCTGAGCGGAAGGATCCGGCCCGGTCGCAGCCGGTGTGAGATTTACCGTGCTATTCGCCGGTGCCACGGGCCAGAGCACGGTCTGATCCTTGGCCGCCTCCTCGGAAGAGGCATCCAGCGTCACCGCCGGGATGAACCCGCAGAGTTCGCGGGAAACGACATCCACTGCCTCGTAAATGGTCGGCAGCAGGTTGGTTAAAGTGTTGCTCATGATGTCACCTCATGTTTTTTTTGAATGAATTCGTCAGATTGCGACGATTGAATTTATCCTTCGATGATCTTTCCCTTCGCCTTGGCAAAAGCCATCTTTTCCTTGGCGCTAAGGGCATCGAATTCCGCCTTGGTCTTCCGCAGCGGATCCACCGTGCTTTCCGGTTTGATCGGCTCGCTTCCAACCGCAGGCAGTTCCAGCGAGGCCTCGGCTGCCGCCAGCTTGGCCCGCTCATCAGCGATCCGGGTAATGTCGGCCGCCAGCTCATCGATCTTGCCTGGCGTGTCACCGGCACCCATGATCCCCTCATATTCGGCGCGCTCCTCCTCCGTGAAGTCACGGTGTTCGCTGTCGGCCAGGTTGGCCAGCTCGCGCGCCCGGGCAATGAGAGCCGCCCGTTCTGCCATCTTCTCTCGCATGTTCATAATGGGGTCTCCTTCCCAGATAAATGTCTCGGCGATAGCCAGCTGGCGCTCGTGGAAGGCCTGGCGCGCCTGCGCCATCTCCTCCGGGTGCTCCTCCACCGGGTCATCGGGCGCCTGCCCGCCTTCCGGTGTGCTGTCCTCTGCCGTAACAACCATTTCAACCTCCCCTTCCTCTTTTCCCCCCTCCCTAAATGTGCTCTCCATTTGGGGAGGGGTCGGGGGTGGGGCCGCCAGCGCCAGTTTGTACTCCTGCAGCTCGGGCGGGATGATCCCCGTATTCTCCACTGCCGGGCTGTTCACCGCGCTCACTTCCTTCCCCCGCGGGTTGATGAAGATCAGCTTGCATTCCTGCTCGCCCTCCGGCGTTGTATATTTCACCCCGGGAAAATGCGGGCAGCTCACGTTGAACCAGCTCGTTTTACAGATCGAGCAAAAAATATCGTCGTAATACCACCCGATCGAGAAGCGATCGATCTGCCCCTCGATATAGGAGATCATCCCCCGCCGTGTGGTCAGGCGGATCTCCATTAGGAAAGCACCATCCTCCAGACGCGAGGAAAGGATCGTCCCGTCCCGCGCATCGATGTCATCCGTGTCGTGGTTCCGCAGGTAGGGCTTTCCCTCGAACGAAGCTGCAAAGGCCGCCAGGTCCTCATCCCGGAAAAGATACGGGTTGTAATTCCGCCCCGTTCCGAAGACCTTGGCCGTGAAATCCAGATATTCCAGTTCCCCGCTTTCGATCTTGGGCAGCAACTCCGCCCTGGGCGGCAATTTCAGCTTTGCCGTGATCGGCAGCGAATAAAGAACCGGGTGTACCCGTTTTTCCGTCTTTTCCATCACCAGTGTGTCATCCATTTCAAACCTCCAGTCCGATTTCATCGCATAACAGCGTTGCCGCCTCGGGCCGTGCCCTCGGGCTCGTATGATCCAGCTCCTCCACCAGCTCAGAAAAGCTCAGCGTCTCATCCAGCACCAGCCGCGAGGCCCGCTCTCCGGGCCAGCTCTCCACCAGCGCATCGATCGCCTCAGGCGTGTCTGTGGAAACGCCCGCAAGTAGGCTCTGGCTCAATTCGATGCTGCGTCGCGCCAGGCTGCGAATGAAGTCCCGCAGCTCCGCCTCCTGGAGATCCGGGTTAAAACCCGCCAGCTCGCCCAGCGCCATCACCACCGGCTCTAATTGCTTCTCGATAAAGCCCTGGTGCTCCTGGTAGAAGCTCTCCAGCCAGCTTTCGAAGCCCGCCTTGTCCTGTTTTGCCAGGAACTTCCGCGCCGCCCCGCGCAGATCGTTCGCCTCGCGCCGCAGGAACCGGCTCGCCGTATCCAGCAGCATCCGCTGGAACGATCGCTCGATCCGCGGCATGGGCAGGGAAGAAGAGCTCTCGCGTTTCTCGGATCGTGCATGCAGTTCAAGAGCATCAGCCCGCGGCGCGGGCGCATCCGCCGGGAGAATATTGGCCGGTCGGCGAAATTCATCCCCGCCAGGATAGGAATTCATGTTTTCCTTGGCGCGCACCTCGTTCGGCGTCATGAAGCCATTATTGATCGCCTGCACGTAAGCCTCATAGCGGGTTTTCAGATCACCGCGCAGCAAGGCTTCATAAAGATGCTCAAAATACATCCCGCGATCACGCTCGCTCGGCAGCAGGATTTGCTGGTCCAGGCATTGCTCAATGCGCACGCCCCAGGGACGCAGCGTGTGGTTCACGTAGCCCTGCTCCTGGCTGTCAATTCCGCTACCCCAGCTCGTTGTCCGTTCCACGTCTCCGATCATGTGCGGCGGAACACGGAAAATGCGTGCGATCTCCGCCACCTGGAACTTGCGCGTCTCCAGGAACTGCGCATCCTCTGGAGGGATCCCGATCGTCGCGATGTCCATGCCCTCCTCCAGGATCGCCACGCCGCCATGTTTTTCAGCGCCCTGGTGATCCTCGATCCAGCTGTCGCGCAGGTTTTTATGCGCTTCTGGTGAGAGAGTTTTTGGATATTTCAACGCCACGCCCGGCTGGGCGCCATTGGAGAAAAAGGTGGAGCCAAATTTCTCGGCGGCGATGGATAAGCCAATGGCATTTCGCGCCAGCGCAATCCGCGAATACCCGATCAAACCATCAAATCCGAATGCGGGAATATGCAGGATTTCATCGCGGGTGAAAACCCGTTCTTTGCCCTCTGAGGTGCGATAGGTATAAAGTTTCTCGCCGCCCTTCCGCTCCACTCGCATGCGGTCCGGTCTCAAGGGCCAGATCTCTTCGATCCGTCCCCGCCCGCTGAAAATGAGCTGCCCATAGAAATTGCCCCAGGCCAGCAAATGCCCCATCATCAATTCTCGAAAGATCATGCTGCTCATTTCCGGGTTAGGCGCATCATGCAAGAGGCGGTAATTCAGCTCATCGTAAGCGCGATATTTGTCGCGCCCGCGCCGGGCATAAAGGATCAGGGGCAGGCTGGAAAGATCCTCCGCCAGGATGGTAAACGCGGCCAGCACCGCTGTCACGGAGAGCGCCCCTTCCGGGGTGATCGTTTCTTTCCCATAGCTGGTCTCGCGAATAGCACCGCCACGCCCGCGGATCTCTTTATCGACCGGCTGGGTCCGCTGCGCGTGCGTGAAAACATCAAAAGGTTTCAGGAGCATTTAGGACCTCCGGTTCATCCAAAGTCGCACGTACGAATTGATCAGGCTAACCCCGGCCAGTACCGCCCCGGTCACAATCAGCGCCAGGGCGATGGAAGTCAGCGCCAGCCCGGTGAAAAGCATCGCCAGCCCCGCAAAATAAATCAGATCATAGACATCAAATGTCCATTTTCCCTTTTGGACCGCATCGTTCAAGGCTTTCGGATCGGCTTGACTCATAAATGTAAAATTCCTCTCGTTTCATAGATCGAAGGACCCGCGCCCATATTGCGTACAGCACGGTCCAGAGCCATGATCAGCGCCACGATCCCATCAATCTTCTCGCGGCTTTTTTGCTTATTCGGCTTGATATTCCCCGCTGGATCCGAGCTCACCACCATGTTATCCGCCATCCAGCGCATCACCGGGTGCCCCCCGTGGATCAGCTTATGGTCCAGCACCAGGCGCAGCAGGTCTTTCGTGGGCGGGCTCATGGAAGCAAAGCCCTGGCCAAATCCCGCAAGCGTCAATCCTGCCCCTTCGAGTTGCTGGCTCACCTGGAATGCACCCCAGCGGTCGAAGGCGATCTCCTTGATATGATAGAGTTCCGCCAGCGCGACGATATCCCGCACGATGAAGCCATAATCGATCATGTTTCCTGGAGTGGTCTTGATCAAGCCATCCCGCACCCAGGCATCATAGGGCACGCGGTCTCTTCGTACCCTTTCGATCAGGTTTTCCTCTGGGATCCAGAAAAAAGGCAGCGCCTGGTGGACCTCGCGCTCATCGCCTTCTTCCGGTGGGAAATCCAGGACGAAAGATGCCAGATCGCTCGTGCTGGCCAGGTCGAGGCCGCCATAGCAGTCCGCACCTTTTAAGAGCTCAATATCGATTGGAATGGCTCCCTGGTCCCAATGTTCGATTGGAAGCCAACGCGTTTCCTGCTGGGTCCATTCGTTCAAGTGCAGCCTCCGGAAAGTATTCTGGTAAGCTGGCACCTGAGCTGCACGCTTCGCTTCCGCTTCCAGATAATCAAGTTTTACCGTTTCACCTAATCCTGGGTTCGCCTTTGCCCAGGTCGCCGGGCTCTGCCAGTCATCTTTTTCATCCGCAGAGGCAATGAAGGCAAAAAATTCAGGATCCTCGATGATGCCCTTGAGGACTTTTTGAGCATATTCATGTTGCTCATAGCAGATTGATTCACGGTCAAATCCCGCCGTGGTGATCATCACGATCAAAGGCTGGCGCCGCGCCCCAGTGCTGGTCGTCAGCACATCGAACAATTCACGATCCGGCTGAGCATGCAGCTCATCAATCACCACCCCGTGGGCATTCAAGCCATGCTTCGTATAAGCATCTGCGCTCAGAACTTTGTAAGAAGAGAATTTCGCCCCATATACAATGGATTTCTTGAAGACCTCGGCGCGCTTGGCCAGTGCCTTGGATTTCTGCACCATCCGGCTGGCTTCTTCGAACACAATGGCGGCCTGGTCTCGATCGGCGGCCGCGCTGTAGATCTCCGCGCCGGGTTCCCCATCAGCGAAAAGCAAGTAAAGCGCAATCCCTGCCGCCAGGGTGCTCTTGCCATTTTTGCGGGGAACGGAAATGTAAGCCCGGCGGTATTTGCGGGTATGATCAGCTTTACGTTTCCATCCAAATAATGGCCGGATGATCTCATCCTTTTGCCACTTTTGGAGAATGAACGGCTTGCCTGCCCATTCGCCTTTGGTATGGACCAGCAGTTGTTCGAAGAACGCAACTGCTACATCGGCAGCACGATGATCGAAATAGAAATCGCCGTTATCGCTGATCGCGGACTGCATTCACCCTCTTGAATAATTCGCTGGCGAGATCATCCTCTTCGCCATTTTGTTCTGCTTTTACGCGGCTTCTGGCGCTGGGAGTCATCCCAAATTCAGTTGCGAATTTGAGCATTAGGATCATGGATTTATTCGCAATCCCGATCAGCGGGTTCTGCACCAGGTTGCCCTTGTCCGTTTCAATGATCCATTGGATCCCGGGTTTCTTCAGTTCTCGTTCTGCTTCCGCCCACCTGGCGTATGCCGCGCAATAACCGGCAAGCGCGCCGCGATCCACATTTGTCAGCAACCCGGCCTGGTGAAGGAGCTTGGTAATCCTCCGCCACTCGGTTTTCGCGTTATTGGAAAGGTGTGGGGGGCAGGTTGGAATCTGGTTTTTGAACTTAGGTTCGTCCAGATTCAGCGCCCGCTTGCCCGGGTTTCCTTCGAGCACTTTAACCGCAGTTGGCTTTGGTTTTCTACCTCTCATCTAGCTATATCCCTTGTGCTAATTTCGCGACTGCATGTAAATGGTTATGCGCCCGGTTTAATACTGAAAGGTATGAAGATTTGACCCCCCATCCCCTTCCACAAATATCCGCGCGCATTATTTTTTTATCCATCGACCATCTTCCTTCGCAGTCTTTCTGCTATGACACGAATGGCAGAGCGCTTGTAGGTTCCCTTCATCATCCGTCCCGCCATTCCGCTTTGAAATCACATGATCCACATCCGTCGCCTTCACCAGCTCCTCATGCAATCCCTCCGGATCCTCGCAATAAGGATGTTCCTTCAAGTACATCGCCCGCACCTTCCGCCAGGTGGCTCCATATCCGCGCTCCACTGCACTCCCGCGTTGCGCCTCATAAGCTGCCGCGATCTGTTTCTCATGCAGCTCACAGAAGCGCCCTGCCCGGATCAATGCCGGGCAGCCTGGCTTTGCGCATGGCTTTAATGATCTCTGAGGCATTACTTTACTGGCAAGGCGGGCACGACCTTTGTGAAGAACCAGACCGCCACGCCACTTCCGATCGATAATGCCAAAGTCCAGATCGCACTCGTCAATCGATCCAGCTTTTTCTCTATGGCTTCAAATTGCTTTTCGAGCAGAGCCAGCCTGGTTTTGGCGCCAGGCTGACCATTGCCATCAATCCACTCGTCATGCGCGCATACCTTGGTCGTCAGCTCTTTGAAGCTCGCCGCTGTTACCGCCGCTCCCATGTGCGCGCCTATCAAAGAATGGAGTAACTATTACCCACGACCGGCACACCCCGCACTGCCGCATGCGTGCCCTTGCTGATCCCCAGCTGACCCACGTAACCCAGGATGATCAGCGCGATCTGCGCCACCTTGGCGATCTCGGCATCGATGCCTGGCAGATCGATCTGCGGGTTGTAGATCTTTAAACCGAGGAAGACGGCCATCGCGATCAGGTTCAATGCAGCAGACCAGGATTGCGCTTTGCCGTCTTCCACTAGGTTGAATTGCTTTAAGACGTTGATCACCAGCGCGATGAGCGCAGCTAGACCAGCCAGCGCGCTCCATTCCAACAAAACCTTCAGCAAACTATCTAACATGGGATTACCTCCATTTGAATGTTGCCGTCTCTCCGGCCGCCACACCACTTACCCAAGGCTGTTAGCAGGTGTCGCATTGGTCAAAAAGGATGCCAGGTTAAATAAAAAACCACCCGGGTGATGAAAAATCATCTTTCCCGGGCGGCATGGGGACATATTGGCCGCCAGATCTACTATTCGATTATCTTTATTATAGCACAGGTGGGGGTAAATTGCAAGAGTCAATTTCCTTTTCGGCTCACCTCCCCACCCCTGCTATTATCGTGCTGGCTATGCGCATTATAATTTATAATATTGAAATCAGGCGTCCCGCTTCACTTATTGCATCCTGGTATCCCATTTGATATGCTTCGCAAATAATTTCATCCGGATTATTTATATCGATCTCGATGCCAAAAGAACTTGATCCTTTTAGCTTTTCCCTTATTTTGTCTGCCGCGCGCCTTAACTCTCTTTCTTTGAACGCCTTACGGGTATCCGCCGGATTAGCTATTACCTCGATGATAATCGGCTTTCTCTCAATATGGACGCCGGGATCGTTCTTAAATTCCTCGCTTCCGCTCTCATTATATTTCACTGTTTTTACGTTCATATTTTTACCCATTCACTCAATTTTATTTCCATCATAATCCTCCGCTCAAGCATGTAATAATTATATCTCCGCCCCTGCCGGCCTCTTCCGCCAGTGATACATCAGCCGCCTGAACGTCACGCTGGGCGCATCCCAGTGCACCTGCGCGCCGCACCCCGCGCATTCGCCATGCAGCGCATACGCATCCACCCCCGAGCTAAGATGCAACCGTATCGCACGCTCCACGTAGATCTCCGTGCCGATATAATGCCCACATGCCCTGCACTTCAATACCTCCAACGCCGGCATCGTTAGATCATCTGCCATTGATCACCTCCAACTTCAGCTTTTCACCCATCTGAACCACCTGGTAAGTGTTCAACTGTGTCGCGAGCACCATCCCCGGCACCGCGCTGCCCATCTCCAGCATCAAAAGCAGCTCCTCACGTGTGATGATCAGCCCCGCCGCCAGGGGCGCATCGCAGGGATCATACACCA